GATTCGGACCTATACCATGACATCTTCCCAAACGTCTCCCTTCAAGCTGACAGTAAATCTGCTTCTCGATGGGGTACTAATTTTAATGGTGAGTATTTTGCTATCGGTGTTGGCGGTGCTCTCGCTGGTCGAGGCGCTGATTTGTTCATTATTGATGATCCCCACTCAGAACAGGATGCTAAACAAGGCCGCGCAGACGTTTTTGAACCGGCTTGGGAATGGTTCCAGTCAGGACCCGTACAACGACTGATGCCGGGTGGCGCGATTATCGTCGTGATGACGAGATGGTCGAAGTCGGACTTGACGGGCAAGATCGTGGATCACATGACCCGCGAAGAGGGGGCAGATCAGTGGGAAGTGGTTGAATTCCCTGCGATTTTAAATGATAAACCCCTGTGGCCTGAGTTTTGGCAAATCGAAGAACTCCTTGCTAAGAAGGCATCGATGGATGTGCGGTATTGGCAGGCCCAGTACATGCAGCAGCCGACCTCCGAGGAAGGCGCACTCATTAAAAGAGAGTGGTGGCAGGTGTGGGATAGAGAAGACCCGCCGCAGTGTGAGTACTTAATAATGAGTCTTGACGCGGCCCAAGAGAAAACAAACCGGTCGGACTACAACGCGCTAACCGTGTGGGGCGTGTTCTTTAATGAAGAGGTGAATAACTACAATATCATTCTGCTGAATGCCATCAAGCAGCGTTTGGAGTTTCCGGAGTTAAAGCAGTTGGTGTTGGAGGAATATAAGGATTGGCAACCCGATACCTTCATCGTAGAAAAGAAATCTAACGGTGCAGCCTTGTATCAAGAGTTCAGGAGGATGGGCATACCGGTAAGTGAATTCACGCCGGGTAAGGGTCAGGACAAGATATCTAGAGTTAATGCTGTAACGGATTTATTTTCTTCAGGTATAGTTTGGATACCTGATAGGCGTTGGGCTTGGGAAGTGGTCGAGGAATGTAATGACTTTCCAAGCGGGACGCATGACGACTTAGTGGACTCCACGACTTTGGCATTGATGCGGTTTAGGCAGGGCGGCTTTATCAGGCTACCGTCAGATGAACCCGATGAGATTAAGTGGTTCAAGAGTAAACGGGCAGTCGGGTATTACTAGGAGAATTTAAATGGCTGTTGATAAAAGTTTGATGGAAGCCCCGCTCGGGATCGAAGCCCTTGCAGCGGAAGAACCAGAGATTGAGATCGAGATCGAAGATCCGGAAGAAGTCTCTATTCGGATGGGCGGATTGGAGATTGAGATAGAGAAAGGCGAACCCCGCGCTGAAGATTTCGATGCCAACCTCGCTGACTTTATGAGTGAGGGCGAACTGCAGACGATTGCAGGAGAACTGCTCGGTGAGTACGACTCGGACTTGGCGTCACGCAAAGATTGGCTAGATACCTACGTTAAGGGCTTGCAGATTTTAGGGATTCGGTACGAAGAGCGTACCGAGCCGTGGCCCGGTGCGTGTGGCGTGTTCCACCCGCTCTTGATGGAGAGCGCAGTTAAGTTTCAGTCTGAAACGATTATGGAGACCTTCCCTGCTGCGGGGCCGGTCAAGACTAAGATTATTGGTAGAGAAACTCCTGAGAAAAAAGACGCTGCAGTTCGTGTTCAAGATGACATGAACTATCAACTCACGGAAAAGATGAAGGAGTACCGTCCGGAGCATGAGAGATTACTTCTCTCCTTGGCTCTTTCAGGTAATTCATTTAAGAAAGTGTATTTTGATCCTTCGCTTAACCGTCAGGTTGCGATCTATATCCCTGCTGAAGATATCGTGGTGCCGTACGGCGCGGCGAACTTAGAAACGGCGGAGCGTGTTACGCACCGGATGCGTAAGACTAAGAATGAATTGAAGAAACTTCAGTACGCAGGGTTTTATCGAGACGTGGATTTGGGCGAACCCATCCGGACGATGGATGAGGTAGAGAAGCAGAAGGCAGAGGACCAAGGCTTTTCGACTTCAACGGATGATCGGTATCAGTTGTTAGAGATGCACGTCAATTTAGACCTGCAGGATTATCCCGACGTTGATGATGATAATAATGAGACCGGTATTGCACTGCCCTACGTCGTGACGATTGAAAAGGGTACTGGAACAATTTTAGCAATTCGACGCAATTGGCGAGAAGACGATGACCTCAAACTACGACGACAGCACTTCGTCCATTACGGATACATACCCGGATTTGGATTTTACTACTTCGGCCTTATTCACCTTATCGGGGGACATAGTAAAGCTGCAACCTCACTGCTTAGACAGCTTGTTGATGCAGGAACGCTTAGCAACCTCCCCGGAGGACTTAAGTCTAGAGGACTCAGAATTAAGGGAGACGATACTCCAATCGCTCCGGGAGAGTTCCGAGACGTAGATATCCCAAGCGGTGCGATCCGCGACAACATTCTTCCGCTTCCGTACAAGGAGCCTTCTCAGACACTATCCATTTTGATGGACAAGATCGTGGAGGAAGGCCGCAGATTTGCAGCGGTGTCGGACCTCAAAGTTAGCGATATGTCGAGCCAAGCGCCGGTTGGTACGACGCTAGCGATTTTGGAGCGTGTATTAAAGGTCATGTCTGCGGTGCAGGCTCGCATTCACTATGCGATGAAGCAGGAGTTCAAACTTCTTGCAGGCATTATTCGAGACCATACGCCCGAGGAGTACAGCTACGAGCCGGAGATCGGCAGTCGGCGGGCAAAGAAATCGGACTACGATGATATAGATGTCATACCGGTATCTGATCCCAACGCGGCAACGATGTCGCAGAAGGTGGTGCAATACCAAGCTGTACTACAACTCTCTCAGACTGCTCCGCAGCTTTACGATCTGCCTTACTTACACCGGCAGATGATCGACACGCTTGGAATCCGAAACGCGAATAAGCTCGTCCCGATGAAAGATGATCTAAAACCATTAGATCCAATTACTGAGAATATGGGCTTTATGACGGGTAAGCCCACCAAAGCGTTTATTTATCAAGACCACGAAGCACATATGGCAGTCCATACGTCGCTTCTGCAAGACCCAAAGATTATGCAGATGTTGGGCCAAAACCCGCAGGGACAGGCGTTAATTGCTGCTGTTCAGGCGCACATTATGGAGCATATGGCGTTCCAGTATCGTCGAGAGATCGAGAAGCAACTTGGCGCTTCTTTGCCGCCAATGCCGGGAGACGGAGAAGAAGGAGACGAGCAACGTCTCGCCCCAGAAATCGAGGTTCAACTCTCGCAACTTGCCGCAGCCGCCGCTGCGCGTGTACTACAAAAAGATCAGGCCGAAATGCAGGCCCAGCAAATCGCCCAGCAAATGCAAGATCCGCTTATTCAAATGCAGCAGATGGATTTGCAGATCAAACAAATGCAGGCGCAAACGAAACAAATGCAAGTGCAAATGGATAGCCAAATCAAGATGGCTGAACTGCAACGTAAACAAGCCAAAGACGTTATGGATGCAGCAGCTAAAGCAGACGCGCTTGAACTTGAGAAGGCAACAACTTCCGGTCAACAGCAGCTTGAAGCCGCCCGGTTGGGTGTGGACATTGAGAAGAGCAAAGCCGCTCAGTCTGCCAAGGAGCAGATCGAAGGTGTCCGCCTCGGGTTGGAGATTGGTAAAGCTCGTGAAGAGACCGCAAAGAATCAGTCCGAGAGGACGCAAACTGAGGAGTAGTTTATGGCATATAGCAACGCTCTTGAATATCTAGGTTCAAAACTAGATGAGGAGCGCGTATCAATTATTGAGGCTCTAATCCAAGGCAAGTTGGACGAGCCTGAATACAAAAGACTTTGCGGGGCGTTACAGGGTCTTGAACTCGCAAAGAATCACATTAAAGACCTTGCAAAACGCTTGGAGCGCGACGATGAGTAATATTGACGTTGAGAAGACGCAGGAGCAGGCATCGGAAGCCAAAGCCAAACTCCTACCCGACCCCAAAGGATTTCGGATGCTGTGTGCGGTTCCGCACGTGGAGGAAGAGTTTGAAGGAGGTTTGGTTAAGGCAGATGAGACTAAACGCTTTGAGGAGCAGACGACAGTTGTCCTCTTTGTCGTGAAAATGGGCGACCAATGCTACAAGGATACAGACCGGTTCCCCACCGGACCTTGGTGTAAAGAAGGCGATTTCGTTCTTACCCGCCCCTATTCAGGCACCCGCGTGGTCATCCACGGTAGGGAGTTCCGCATTATTAACGACGATACGGTGGAAGCGGTGGTCGATGACCCCCGTGGAATCCGACGCGCATAAGGAGTAATTATTATGGCTGTTGATAGAGAAGAGTTTAAATTCCCTGATGAACTTGAGGCTGAAAATAAAGCCCAAGAAAATCAAGGAGATAGCGACGACATTGAAATTGAGATCGAGGACGATACCCCACCCGAGGATCGAGGCCGAAAGCCTCTTCCGAAGGATATGGTGGAAGAGCTAGATAAGGATGACCTTGAGGAGTATTCCGACAAGGTTAAGAAGCGCCTCTCTCAAATGAAGAAGGTGTGGCACGACGAGCGTCGTGAAAAAGAACGGGCCTTTCGTGAGCGAGAAGAAGCGCTTAAATTTGCTCAATTACGTGAGCAAGAGATTAAACAACTCAAACAGCGTCTTGGTGTAGGTGAAAAAGCCTTCATCGAAGAGGCGAGTCGGGCGGTTAAGAATGACTTAGCAAATGCCAAGGATAAACTTAAATCCGCCTATGAGTCCGGTGATGCGGAGCGGATCGCTGAAGCGCAAGAGCTTTTAACCGACGCTAAACTCAGAGCCGATAAAATCTCTAGATTTAAACCCTCTTTACAAAATGATAATGAGGGTGTACAAACGCAACAACAGGAAGCGACACCACAAGTAAATCAAGCTCCGCAGACTGACGCAAAAGCAGAAGCGTGGCGTGAAAGAAATACTTGGTTCGGTGCAGATGAGGAGATGACTGCCCTCGCACTCGGCCTGCACGACAAACTGGTCCGGTCTGGTATCGATCCGCGTAGCGATGATTACTACCGGCAGATCGACAAGACGATGAGGAAACGATTCCCCGAAGCGTTTGAAGACGAAGAGGTGGATGAAGAGCCTCAAACGAAGCAGGAAAAGAAACCTGCTCGCACAAAACCCGCCAACGTAGTGGCTCCGGTAACGCGGTCAACCGCGCCGAGACAAGTCCGCTTGTCACCGACTCAAGTTGCAATAGCCAAGAAACTAGGCTTAAGCAATGAGCAGTACGCACGTGAATTAATGAAATTGGAGAACGACAATGGCTGAGAATCGTCTCGCTCGTGAAGTTGAAAATCGAGAATCGACGCAACGTAAAATGGCGTGGACCCCGCCTCAAACGCTCCCTGAACCGGAGCCTCAAGAGGGTTGGGAGTTTCGCTATATCCGGATCAGTATTATGGGGCAAGCAGATCCCACTAATACGTCTGCAAAATTTCGGGAAGGTTGGGAGCCAGTAAAGGCTTCTGAACAACCCAAGCTGATGCTACAAGCTGATCCCAATAGTCGCTTTAAAGACAACATTGAGATTGGCGGGTTGTTGCTCTGCAAGATCCCTAAAGAGTTGATGGATCAGCGCGATGCTTATTACAACGCGCAAGCAAAGGCTCAAGTGGACTCCGTAGACAACAGCTTTATGAGGCTGAACGACGAGCGTATGCCGCTTTTTAGTGATAAGAAGACGACGGTCTCGTTTGGCAAAGGCAAATAACTTATTTTGGAGTAACAAATGGCTTATCCTACTGTCTCGGGCCCGTATGGGCTTAAGCCGATCAATTTGATCGGTGGGCAGGTGTTTGCCGCTGCGACTCGTAAGCGCCGTATTGCCTCCAGTGCCGCGAGCATTGGTTATGGTGATCCGCTTAAGTTCGCTTCGGACGGCACCGTAGCAGTTACGACCGAAACGACCACCGCCCCCACGACCGGTTTTGCTGGCGTGTTTTTGGGCTGTGAGTATGTTTCCTCAGTAACGGGTCAACCGACCTATTCCCAGTCTTGGGTTTCGGGTACTTCGGTCAAAGCGAATACGTACATTACGGCGTATGTAGCTGAAGATCCGGACACCCTATTCAAGATCGTGGGCGTGTCGGCAACGACTAACGTATCGACCACAGACGGGTTTGAGTACGGCGATATTGGTTCCAACGTAGCGTTGGTGGCTAACTCGTTGAACTTGAACACGGGTGATTCGCGGCAGGGCGCTTTGCTCTCTTCGGTTGCGGTGACTCAAACGCTTCCGATGCGAATCGTTGACGTGGTTGAAGATACGGCGTTTGTGTCAAGCGGCACCACCTACTATCCGGAAGCAATCGTGAAGTTCAACGCTCCATACGTTGACGCCGGTTCGACCGTGATTGGTGGTCATGCTTACAACAACCCGACTGGTCTGTAATAGGGAGTTCTAAGAAATGGCTATTTCACGTGCACAATTACTGAAAGAGCTGCTTCCCGGCCTGAACGCCCTGTTCGGCATGGAGTACAAGCAGTATGGTGAGGAGCATAAGGAGATCTACGAGACTGAGACCTCCGAGCGTTCCTTTGAAGAAGAGACGAAGCTGAGCGGGTTCTCCGCTGCCCCGGTTAAGGCCGAGGGTTCCGCCATTGCGTATGATAACGCGCAGGAAGCATGGACGGCTCGTTACAGCCACGAGACGATTGCTCTCGGCTTCTCCATCACGGAAGAAGCGGTTGAAGACAACCTGTATGACTCGCTCAGCAAGCGCTATACAAAGGCCCTTGCCCGTGCGATGGCGTACACGAAGCAAGTCAAGGCGGCATCGGTCCTGAACAACGGTTTCTCCTCGTCCTATGTGGGCGGTGACGGCGTGGCCCTGTTCTCGGCATCGCATCCGCTTGTAAACGGCGGCTCCAACAGCAACCGTCTGACCGCATCGGACCTCAACGAGACTTCTCTTGAGGCTGCTGTGATTCAGATCGCTGGCTGGACCGACGAGCGTGGTCTCTTGATCGCGGCGAAGCCTCGTAAGCTCATCGTGCCCCCGGCATTGATGTTCGTTGCGAAGCGTCTCCTCGATACGGAGCTTCGTGTGGCGACTGCGGATAACGACATCAACGCTCTCAAGGCGATGGGTTCGATTCCGGAAGGCTACACGGTGAACCACTTCTTGACCGACACGAACGCTTGGTTCTTAACGACCGACGTTCCGAACGGCATGAAGCACTTCGTGCGTACCCCGCTACAAAACTCAATGGACGGAGATTTTGATACCGGCAATGTTCGGTACAAGAGCCGCGAGCGTTATAGCTTCGGCTGGTCTGATCCGTTGGGCATGTTCGGTTCGCCCGGTTCTTCGTGATGAGACTGGATCGGGGGGCTTCGGCCCCCCTTTCCTTTTTTGATGTTTAAGGTTATATAGTCGTTATCGGGAATTAATTGCTTATCAGACAGACCCGACTGACGACATGCAGACTGATAAGCGCAACTCGCATGTGAGGATATTTAAATGGGTACAACTACTTTCTCTGGTCCGGTTGTTTCGGACAATGGTTTTCAGGCCGACACCCTTGTGATCGGCACCACCACGATTACGACGGGCAATGTGTCCGGTACGTTGGCTAATCAAGTGGGTTATATCCCTGTCAGCATTGGTGGCACCACCAAGTACATCGCGCTGTACGACAACTTGACTCCGTAAGATTTTGTAGGGGGGCACTAAGCCCCCTTCATCCATTACAGGAGATTCAGAATGGGTATGCAAACAGATGTCCTTGCTAGTAAGCTCCGTACCAATGCGGGCCAGCTAGTCGATCAAAGCGATAACGATATTGGTCGTGCTCGCGTCAAAGCTATTTACATTGTCCCTAACTCCACAGCCGGTGAAGTTGTGTTCCGTGATGGCGGCGCAAGCGGCCCTATCAAAATTACGGTACAGACCATTGCTTCGGCTACCACGCCCGACTACATCCTAATACCGGGTGAGGGGCTTCTTTTTCAAACCAATATCTACATAGCTCCATCGGGCGTACTTTCGACGATGGTGGTTTATGCCTAAGTCCCCTGCGTGGCAGCGGAAGGAAGGTAAAAATCCTAAAGGCGGTTTGAACGCCAAAGGACGAGCTTCCTATAACCGTGCTAACCCCGGTAAGCCGGGGCTTAAGCGTCCTCAACCTGAAGGCGGTTCTCGCCGTGATTCGTTTTGTGCCCGAATGAAAGGCATGAAGAAGAAGCTCACGAGCAAGAAGACAGCGAGCGACCCAAACAGCCGTATCAACAAAAGTCTTCGAGCTTGGAACTGCTAAAATGAAAGACGAGAATATCGAAACCATGAAAAATGCCGGTGATGCATTATCTGTGTTCACGGTAGTAGGGACTTTGATTGAAATGCTTCCATCCATCGCAGCTATATTTACTATCGTCTGGACAGGTATTCGTATCTATGAAACGGATACGGTGAAGGGGGTAGTGTCTAAAGTCATCGATTGGGTCAACAAAATCCGGAGGAAAGATGGCTAAGAAGTTCCCTGATTTGACGGGTGACGGTGAGGTGACCCGTGCTGATGTCCTCAAAGGGCGTGGCGTCTTTAAGAAAGGCGGGAACGTCAAATGGATTCAGAAGGCGATTAAGAAGCCCGGTGCGCTTCGTTCGTCATTAGGTGTGAAGAAAGGGGAGAAAATCCCCGCCAAGAAACTTGCTGCGGCTGCAAAGAAACCGGGCAAGATGGGTCAACGTGCAAGACTTGCTCAAACTCTACGAGGAATGAAGAAATGAGCAAGAAAAAAATGACTGATGCTGAAATAGAAAAGCAGCGTCAGGAAGAATTTCTTTCACGAAATCCTCAGTATCGTGAGCGAGAGAAGGGCTTAGAATCTGTTTTCCCAGAAAGATTTTTAATACCGGGCGGGGCGGCTAGAAGTACCATGTCAAAAATACTGCCCCATCAAAAGCCGGGGGCGTATCGTGATCCTAAAAAGAAACACGAAAAAGATGTAGAAACGCGTAAGCGTGTAAAGGAAGCAGATGCTAAAAAAGATAAATTGAGGGCGACTACACCTAAAGAACCGTATCCCAGAAGTCGTGCAAGACTCCCGTATGAGCCTCGCCGTCAGTCAGATGAGCTTTATCGTAAAGGGGGTACAGTCAAGTCTTCTGCATCTCGTAGAGCAGATGGTGTCGCCAAGAAAGGCAAAACTCGTGGTAAATTTGTTTAGGAGTAACTGAAATGATGAACCGCAAAAAGATGCATATGATGCCTGACGGATCAATGATGAAAGGCGCATCACATAAGGGTATGAAGAAGGTTAAAGAATATCAGGCTGGCGGTATGTCATACCCTGAACCGGCTCCCCCACCCCCGCTTCCGTACAAAACAGATGATTTACCGGGACAAAAAGAGATAGATGCTCTTAGAGCTAGGGACAGAGCCATGCAAGCTGCTAGGCAAGCACGTGCGGGGCAACAAACACAACGTAGTGGGATGCCTTCTAGACCATCTCGTATGGCGGCTATGAAGAAGGGCGGCTCTGTTAAATCTTCTGCTTCTCGCCGTGCTGATGGCATTGCTAAGAAGGGCAAGACCCGAGGGAAGATGGTCTAATGCCACAGCCAAAGCCCGATATGCGTTCTTACGAGGAGCAGCAGAAAGATATCGACGCGAAGCGTAAAAAGACAGCGGAAGAAAAAGCTGCTGCTAGAGAACGCGAGGCGAGAGACGCTGAGATGGATCGCAAGATGCAGGAGGCGCGTGAGAAAGAAAAGGACAAACCACTCTTCAAAAAGGGTGGCGCAGTTAAATCTTCTGCTTCTCGCCGTGCTGATGGCATTGCTAAAAAGGGTAAAACGCGAGGAAAGATGGTGTGATGCCTTCTCGTGGAATGGGTGACATTAATCCGGCGAAGATTCCTCGCGCTAAGCGGCGTGGGGATGATGAGTCCGTGATTGGTACGGGCAAGCCAATCCGTCACAAAAAAGGCGGTAAGGTAAAAGCTAAGAGCAAGGTCAACGAGGCGGGTAACTACACCAAGCCCGGTATGCGGAAGAAGTTGTTTGAGTCTATCAAGGCTTCGGCAACCCAAGGCACGAAAGCAGGGCAGTGGTCGGCGCGCAAAGCACAGCTTTTGGCGAAGAAGTACAAAGAGAAGGGCGGTGGATACAAGGCATGAGAGATCCGCAACGATCTTTGAAGGCTTGGGGCGAGCAGAAATGGAGAACCAAAAGTGGTAAGCCATCTAGTAAAACAGGTGAAAGATATCTACCTGAAGCTGCTATTAAAGCTCTCAGTTCTGCTGAGTACGCCCGAACAACCGCTGCCAAGCGAAAAGGTAAAAAGGCGGGCAAGCAGTTCGTCAAGCAGCCGAAAGGTATCAGCCAAAAGACCCGTGCGTATCGTCAAGCGGGGAAGTAAGAAGTAATGGCCTACAACACCACAGCTACAACCAACTTTAACCTCGATCTTAACGAGATCATTGAGGAGGCTTTTGAGCGCTGTGGGGCCGAGCTTAGAACGGGTTATGATTTCCGTACGGCTCGACGTAGCCTGAATTTGCTTCTGATGGACTGGGCCTCACGCGGCATCAACCTTTGGACTTTAGAAACAGGAACGCAGGCATTGACTGCGGGTACAGGGACGTACGATCTTCCTGTTGACACAGTAGACCTTTTAGATCACGTGATCCGTACGGGTACGGGACAGAATCAGATTGACATTAACATCAGTCGTATTTCCTCCAGTACTTACGTTGCGATACCTAATAAGAACGCAACGGGTAGGCCCATTCAGATTTGGATTGATCGGCGTACGGGGGCGACTGATTCTACGGGTAGCGTGGTCTATCCCCAGTTTACGGTTTGGCCTTTGCCAGATTCCGGTACCACGTATACCCTTTTTTATACCCGTCTGCGTCGTATGCTCGATGCAGGCACAGGCGTGAATGGGCAAGATATCCCGTTCCGTTTCCTCCCCTGCTTGGTGGCAGGGCTGGCGTATTATTTGTCGATGAAGATTGCGGGCGCTGAAGCACGGACCCAAATCCTGAAAGCCCAGTACGATGAGGCTTGGGATATCGCCGCTGGCGAGGATCGTGAAAAAGCCCCTGTTCGGTTTGTTCCGAGGCAGAGCTTTGTTGGGTCCTACTAATGGGCAGCAGGTTCTCGTCCGGTAAAAATGCGATTGCCGAGTGTGATCGGTGCGGATTCCGGTACAAACTGAAACAGCTTAAAGAGTTGGTGATTAAGACCAAGAATGTGAATATCTTGGTGTGTCCGGAGTGTTGGGAACCTGATCAGCCTCAGTTGCAGTTGGGTATGTATCCGGTTGATGACCCGCAGGCAGTGCGGAACCCAAGACCTGATACGAGCTATTTTGAGAACGGCAACAACGGTGCCGGTGGTAGTAGAATGATCCAATGGGGTTGGAACCCTGTTGGCGGTGCGAGGAGCTATGATGCGGGCTTGACCCCAAATACGCTGGCCCCCGCAGGTGAAGTTGGAACGGTGACGGTCGTGACGGCCTAGGAGATTTAAGATGACAACTCATATGAAGAAAGGTAAGAAAATGACGTTGGAGCAACACGCTTCGATGCCCGCAAGCAAGGCCCACGGAAAAGGGCGGAAAAACTTTAGTCAGGGCGGTCTCAATCGCATGAATATGGAGCGTAAGGCAGTGGGTCGTAATATGGCGAAAGTCATAGCTCAGAGGGGTCGATAATGAAAGACATGAGCAAGATCAAGCCGAACACCGATCCGACCGGTGAGAATGGCTATCCTGAAAAGGATGTGAACAAAGGCGTAACCCACATGAAAATGAAGGGTGCAGGTGCCGCGACGAAGGGTACGAAGTTCGTATCTCAGATTAATTTGCAGAACAACGGCAAATATCGTTCAGGTTGGAGCTAATGAACTACGCTCAGCTTACTTCACTGATTCAGGAGTATTGTCAGTCCACGGAGACTTCCTTCGTGGCGAATATCCCTAATTTTGTGCAGTATGCGGAAGAGCGTATTTATAACACCGTACAGCTTCCTGCGCTTCGCCAGAACTCAACCGCTTCGACCACATTAGGGAATCAGTATATGGCGTTGCCGTCAGACTGGCTCTCGACGTATTCCTTGGCGGTGGTGGACGGCAGTGGGGACTATCAGTTTCTCCTGAATAAAGATGTGAACTTCATCCGTCAGTCATACCCATCAGCCTCTTCAACGGGGCTACCGCAGTACTATGCGATTTGGGACGACACGACGATGTTGCTTGGGCCGACACCCGATGCAGCCTACACGCTAGAACTGCACTATTACTATTACCCGCCGTCGATTGTTAATGCAGGGACCTCGTGGGTCGGGGACAACTTTGAGAATGTCCTGTTATACGGATCGTTGCGCGAAGCGTACACCTACTTAAAAGGTGAGGCTGATATCATCGCGGATTACGACAAAAAGTATATGGAAGGTATGGCGCAACTCAAACGATTGGGCGATGGCTTGGATCGTCAGGATGCATATCGCTCCGGACAAGTGAGGGTGCCGGTCACATGAGTTTTATGGGCCAATCTGAAATTGGTAATGTATTTGTTCAGACCACGCATAATCGTGGGTTTACGACGGAAGAGATTGCAGAGAGGGCGGCGAACAAACTCCTACAGGTAGAGACCAAGGAGGCCCTGATGCAGGTGCTGATAAAGTATTTGCGCGAAGTACAAGAGTCTGAGCGTAACGAGATGAGGAAAAAACTCTTGCAGGTTGGGCACAAAGACGCAGCAAATTATATTGGAGACTTGTAATGGCTATTTCTCAAGCAATGGTGACCTCGTTCAAGGT